ATAGGCTCAAACCTTACTTCACCTAAAACATTTAAGAATTGATTATCAACATCTGCTGGCTCATAACACTGAGACAACTGCTCAGTAATCACTTCTAAAAACTCTTTCTTCATTCTTACATTTTCAAGTAAAAAATATTTTGGCTTGATGGCTTTTAGCAATCGTATGAACTCAAAGAACAACGCAGATCTAGGATCATCAAAGGCAAGCTGTTTACCTGCAAAAGAAAATCCTTGGCATGGTGAGCCAGCTTGTATTAGGTCTACATCTTTGTAATCTTTTGCATTTAAATCACATATATCCCCGACTTGGATTGTGTTTGGATAGTTAGCCTGTGTGACCTTTATGGCATACTTATCAATTTCACTAGCATAGTATTTTTCTACAGGTATACCTAATTGATCTAATGCAATCTGGCCGCAACTCATACCATCAAATAAACTTAATACTTTCATGCTGTTTTGGTATTATTCTATTGGCCTTCCCCAACTATCATAGTTATAAAAAGGTGGCTCATCTTGCACGACATCCTCATACCTAAAGTTCTGCACTTCTTCTTGTGGATCAGAAGGAACACTTCCCACAATCTTTTTGTGATGTTTTATATATGATTGCACCAAGTCTTTAGATTCACCCATAATAATGTCATTGTTGGCACAATCAAAAGCGTCTCTTTTATCCATGTGTAAGTTTTTTAATTTACTCATTTGCGATACTCCTCTTTCTACTTTCATAAAAAATATGTTTTACTATATGTAGACATTATACACAATATAGGTTAATATACAAAAACATTTATAGGAGAAACGTATGAGTAAACCAAAAACAGATATATCTGAAATCATTGAGGGTGTAATAACTTATGCACCACCAAAGTCTAAACAAGACATTGAGCAAGAAATAGATCGTGATAATCTCAATTATCTTATCTGGCAAATCGGTGTTGTTGTTAAAGAATTACAACAAGCAATTGATAAGTTGCAACAAGACAAGGACGTATCATGAAAATACCAGATATGTTAGAAAACTTTGAGCATGTAATCATAGGGGATGTAGCTTACTTTCCTAACCTTGATAACAACACTTATCACAACGGTCCTGGTATATCTTCATCAAATATAAGAAGATTTAGTCAGAGTCAGCTACATGCTTTAGAAGAAGTGGTTGAGCAAACACCTGCAATGATGTTTGGCTCAGCTGCACATTCATTGATTGTTGAGGGTGAGGCTGCATTTTGGAGTGATGTTGTAACCATTAAGGGATCGCCATACACTAACGCTAATAAACAACTGAAGAAAGATAGTCTTGCAAAAGGTTTGTCAGTTATCACTGAAGAACAAAGAGACACTATTTACAGTATGAATAATAGTTTGGTACTAGAAGCAGAGCCTTACTTGCGTCCAAATGAAGACTATCCACAAGTTTTAAAGTCACCAAAAGAAGTATCAATCTATTGGTATGAACAAGATCTATTGTGTAAAACACGAGCTGATGTTGTTTGCAATGCGTTTGATAATAATTTTGGAGAGGATGCCATTGTGCTTGTAGATTATAAAACAACGAGTGATTGCTCGGTAAGGGGGTTTACCAATTCGGTAAGGCGTTACTCGTATGATCTACAAGCCGCATGGTATAAACGTGGTTTTGAGCGTGCTGGATTCAAAGTTGCTGACTTTGTGTTTGTAGCACAAGAAAAGAAACCACCATATGCAAACAAAGTATTCAAAATGAACCATACTGATATGGAGATTGGTTGGAACTTTTTAAGCGATTATTTAAACGACTACAACAAAGTATTAGGTGGTAAGCCAGCCACTATTTATAACAGTCCAAATGTTGTTGAACTAAATACTGGCAATTTTTATAGAGAGGATGCAAATGAAACTTAATTTTGAAGTAAAGAAGAAAAACACAACAGGAGTGCAGTTTAGAATAGACCCAGATACTAAGAAGAAACTTACTGCATTAAAAAAGTATTATGGCGTTGGAACTGGCGTGTTAATTAAACAGATGATATGTCAATGTCACGAAGCGTTAGCAGAGGTTGATAAATGACAGATAATGTAAATCACCCACCCCACTACACCAAAGGCAAAGTTGAGTGCTTAGAGGCCATAGAATCAGCTTTGTCTTTTACTGAGTTTAAAGGATATTGTAAAGGACAAGTTATCAAGTATGTTTGGCGTGAAGATCACAAAGACGCAAACATAGAAGACCTGGATAAGGCAATGTTCTACTTGTCATACTTGCGAAACAAAATGGTGAACATGTGATAACTTCAATCAAAACCGTTCTAATAATACTTGCTCTAAGTATTTTCTTACCATTAGCTTATATAGCGATTACAGATAAAGACGAATAAAAAAAGGGGCTTGCGCCCCTTTTATCACATAGTAGGGATGTTTTCCCTCGGAGGAGTCATATCTGAGTCTTCACTCTGTAGATACAACTTGATCTTTGTTTTCTTAGCAGTAATCTCTTTACCTTCATTATTAGTAAAGGTGTCATCAACATTGCTAAGCGATAACCTTAGGCCTTTGCCAACAAAGTCACTGTGATTCTCTGGATACTTCTTATACCCAACAGCTTTAGTAAGCCTAGTAAAAATCTCAGTGCTTATACGCTTGTTATCCTCGTTAGTAGCCCATAGGTTATACCATTCATTATGGTCACGATACTTACCCCCAGCAATTTGAAACGTGACTTTCAAAGTCCAGTTTCCTGCTGCAGATTTGTATTTATCAGTTGCAATAATCTTTGCATTGTATTCGCCCTCTGGTGCAACTGGTGTGCCAGTGGACTGCTCTTCTAAATTGTCGAAAAACTCGACATCACTAAAATCACTCATTAGATTCCCCCTTTGTGATATTTGTTAATGAAAACCCTAACTTCTCAATTAAGGCACTGATATCAGGTCTTTCAAAATCATCTAGCTTGCCGCTTCTGTCTTTTGCTTTATATCCCTGACCATAGACGGTCTGCAACCATCTGTTTCTGGTGTTTCTTCCCTCTTCATCTTGATCCTCTATGATGCGTAGTGCAAGCACTTCATCAAAGAAATAGGTGACAGTTTCACCTAGTTGTTGACCAACCATTTTTGGTGCATGTTTAAGAACACCATCATCATTTATGACGGCTTCTTTACATAGAAATAAAACGTGCATATGTAGATCTCTAAATGCACGCATGAGATTACCCACTGAATCTTGGACATTACCATATGCCATTCTAGGATCTTTACTTCTAGACTTTTCCCAATTCAATAAGATCTCACTTATCTCAGATACTGAGTCCAAACAAACTGTGTCATATTGTAGTTCGCCAGACTTCAAAGCATCATGAAGCTCCATAACTTCTGAAGCTTCTTTCACTTCAATAGCATCAACATTGTTAGCGTCCTTAATTGCAAGTAAGCCAGCCTCTGCACTTATGACAAGCACTCGTCCAGGACATGTTTTTGCTAGTGTTGTTTTACCCGCTCCAGCCATGCCGTATACCAAGATTTTTGCTCCTTGATTTTGCACAAGCTTTTGCGGAGATACGATTCTTTTTGATAGTTCCATACTTTCTCCTAAATAAATTTACTTGACGATTATACACTAAATCGTTACCATGTGTAAAATTTATTTTTTTACAATATGATGACAGGAGAAGCAAATGGAGAATATCAAGCAAGAGAACATTACTTGGCAAGCAAATTTCTTTTTTCGTACAAAGAGTTTAGCAACAGAAAAACTTAAGGAATTAGAAACTATGGGAATCAAACCAAATCACACTACAAGAAAAGTCAAAAGATATACACTCAGAGAGTATATAGAGTTTTTGGGACAAAGAGAATCTGCAAAACAATTTGATTGTTCAGAAGCCGCTGTTAAGTCTTGGAGATATGGCTATAGAAATCCAACTGTCAATCAAGCTAAGAAAATTATCAGAGCAACTGATGGGAGACTAGATTACGAGTCTATATACGGGCCGATATCTGAAATCATAGAAACAGAAGATTAGTGTGTTTCAGCTTAATATTACTGAGGACGACACATCCTTAGAGCAAGCACTTGCTTACTATGACGAGGGTTATAATGTTGTTCCTTTACAAAGATCTAATAAAAAGCCACCGCCTTTCCTAAAAGGGTGGGAGCAGTATAAACAACAAAGACCATCCAGAGACCTTGTAAAGTCATGGTTTGAGGGTAAAGACAATCTAGTTGTTGCTCTTGTTTGCGGTAAGTTTATTGTTGTAGACGCTGACTCGCCAGAGGCTATGAACTGGGTAGAAAACAATTTACCACCTTGTCCATTTAAAGTAGTTACAGGTAAAGGTATGCACTACTATTACAATAACCCACAAAACTACACCACCTTTGCAACGAGAAGAACTCCAGAAACACCCATTGAAAGATTAATAGATATAAGAGGTGTAGGTGGACTTATTATTGCACCTTGGAACAGACATGCTAACGGACAAATATATAAACCTATAACGTTTCCTGATTGGAAAATTACAGATCACACAGACTTACCTGACTTTACAGAAATAGAGTTTGCAAAAATTACTGGCGTTCCAAAAACAGAAACAAGTGTGCAAACAGCACCTTTTCTATTAGATGGTGTATTAGAAGGATCAAGGAATGATGAGGCCGCAAGAATAGCAGGCTATCTAATATCTAAAAATGTAAACATTGAGTTTGTAAAGATCTTTCTACAAAACTGGAACAAAAACAATAATCCACCATTACCACAAGAAGAGATTGAAAGAGTAGTTACAAGTGTTAAAAGCACACATGATAGAAAAAATCAGATCGCACCTTTGTTTGTGCAAGCAAGTGAAACCATACACAAACCTAGAGATCTATTCAATCCACCTGGGTTACTCAAAGATATGTTTAAGTTTTGTGAGGAGATAGCACAAGTGCCACAGCCAGAGCTGTCTTTAGTAGGTGCCTTAGCATTAGCAAGTGTAACCTGTGGACGTATTTATAGAACAAACATGAACAACTTTTCATCTATGTATTTCATGGGTATTGCAAAGTCAGGACAAGGTAAAGAAAACATTAAGACATTTGTAGAGTCAGTGTTAAACGCTAGTGACCATGAAAAGCTTGTAGTAGGAGATGGTTACACATCATCTGGTGCAGTGCACTCAGTTCTTAAAATGCGACCTACACAAATAACCATTATGGATGAGTTTGGTAAAAGACTGGAAGCTATTGGTGCATCACAAAACACAAACAGAGAAGATGGTATACAAACACTGATGGAAGCTTGGGGTAGGTGTCATGGAACATTGCGACCAGATAACTATTCATTAATGAATGTGCAAGAACAATATAAAGAAATGATGATGAGCCGTGTTACACATAAGCCTGCCATCACATTGGTTGGTTTGTCAGTGCCGAAGAACTTTTACAAGGCATTGAATAGTGGGCGTATTGCTGACGGTTTTCTTAATCGTTTTGTTGTCGTTGAATCAAAAGAGCCAAGACGAGTAGGTGAGTTACGAAGATTCAAAGAGCCACCCACATCAATTGTCAATTGGGTCAACTATATACGCAGACAAAGAGGCAATATGAGTGATGTATCACGGGATAATGCAGAGATAGATCTTGACCAGATAGTTTTAAGGTTTGATAGAGAATCAGAAGAAATACTACAAGATTTTGCCCGTGAGATCGTAAAACGCCAAGATATACTAGAAAAAGACAACCTAGAGCCACTTCTAAGCCGTTCTAAGGAGAAGGCTATGCGTTTAGCCCTGTTATGCACACTTGCCTCTAACGCTGACGCACAGACGATTACAGGCGATATTACAACATGGGCTGTGGATTTCATCAGATATTACGATCTGTTGTTTATAGAGGCTTGTAGAGACAAGGTTGCTAGCAGTGCTATGGAAGCCAAAATCAAGCAGGTGTTATCGTTTATTAGATCCAGAAACGGTGAAGGTATATCCAAGCGTGAAGTAGATAGACATGAGTTA